ACGAGAACGGTTGCGGCAAATTGGACACGACGAGGGCGAACATCTGCAACGCAGCGAACGGGCACGCTCGCAGCGCCTACGGATTCGGCTGGCAATGGCGCGAGCCGCTGGGCGATGCGTATGACGAAGCGTTGCGGAAGATAGCACGCCTCGAAGAAGTCAATGGCTCGCTCTGCGCGGAGATCAACCGCCAGGAGCGAGTCATCGAGCAGCTGCGCGAAAAGGAAGCGGCGTACATGGACGCGAACCACGAGCAGGGAATGCAGCTAATCGAGCAGGGTAAGCGCATCCGCGAGCTGGAATCGCTCGTGCGGGATATGGACAGAGATTGCCGCGGATGCAAGTACCCATGTTTCGCCGAGAAGGGAAGCTGCGGAATCATCGCGCGAATCGATGAACTGCTGGGATTGGAGGTGGGCGCATGAGCGAACTGAAATTATGCCCGTTCTGCGGGGGCGAAGCGCATACGTACAAGAACAATCTATGGCACGTTGCGTGCGAAAGAGCGCATAACGGCTGTGTGACGATGAGCGCGTTTATCACCGAAGCAGAAGCCATAGCCGCATGGAACACACGCGCCGATTACCACGGCTACGAGCAAGCAGCAATTGAAGCGTGGGAGAGCATCAAGGAGTGGAACACCCGCACGCCCGAGCAGGCAATCGCCGCGACGCTGGGGAGCGAGCGTCACGCCTACGAGCAGCGCATCACGGGCGATGGCTCCGACTGGGGCGAAATCATGACCGATGCATTCGACAGCCTTATGTCATCAGCATCGGAATCATGCACGCCCGACGAGATGAGGGCGCTCGAATCGCATATCAGTGCGACGCTGGGCGGCGGAGAGTGCGATATGGTCATAGTATCGAACACGCAGGACGTGCGCAAATGCAGCGCATGTGGCAAGCTAACGCGCTTCGACTACCCGCTCGACCGCGACCAGCTCAACTACTGCCCGAAGTGCGGCGCGATGGTACGGAAGGCGGTGGACGAATGAGCTTGACCACGACTCAGCGTGAGAAGGCGCGTCGGCTATGGTCTGAGGGCAGACCGATGAAGGCCATAGCGCACGACCTTGGCATTACGTGGAACGAAATCAAGCACGAGACGTACTGGCATAGGGACATGTACCCGACACGGTACAGAAAGAACGCGCACGCCGAGCGGCTGCGCGGGGAAGGAGATGCCGAATGAGTTACAGAGTGCCGAGGATGAGATTGACTGATGACGTTGTGCTGTTTGGGAAGCTTGCTACCTACACTGAAATATGCAAGGCGCACAACCTGCTTGCGGAGCATGTTGAAAGTCAATATGAGCGTATCTATCGCCTGGAAAATGAATTGCAAAGTTTGAAGGAGCGTGTGAATGGCTAAGACCAAGAAGCAGCTCCGCGCCGAAGCGGTGGAGCGGTTACGCAAGCTAGAGGGCAAGGCTGCAAGCTATGCCGATTACTGCAAGGCCATAGTGGACTGTCCCGACGGTTTTCTTGGGCAAGTGGCGGTGACGGAAATCATCGACCTGCTGACCGACGATGACTCAACTACCGAATCGTTGAGTGACGAAGCAGACAGCCGCGAACGGCTCGAAGCGGACATAATCGACCGCTCGGAGCAATGCCGTACAATTCTCGGTAATTTACGCGATGGGCTTAACACCGTGACAGTTAGCGTCGATGTTGTGCGTGGCTGGCTAGACCGCCAAGCGGCAATCACAGAGCGCGAATGTTGGCACAATTGTTGCCAAAACCATGTGGACTATGACGAGGAATACAAGCCCGCAATAGACGAGCTGACCGCCGAGCGCGACGAGTACCGCGACAAGTTCGGCAAGGCGCTCGACCTTGCGCACGAGATCGTGAGGCTTGCGGAATGAGAGGGTTGGGGCTTCGAGTGGTGGAGCTCGTCGAAGACAGCGGGATGCAGTGGTGGCAATTCGAGTACGCTACAGGCGTCGCGCATAGGACAGTGCGCGGCTGGCTCTACGGAGAGAGATCGCCGATGGCGAAGAACGTCGTGGCGATTGCTCGAGAGTTCGGCGTGTCGACAGACTACCTGTTAGGGTTAGACGATGAGAAGCGCAGGAGACTGGATCCATGAGCAGGCATAATAAAATGAAGGCGAAATGCGAAGAGATCTTCAAGTCGACTGGCGGCTCATGCGTAGACGGAGATAGCGGCTGCTACTGGATAGGCTGGTGCGAAGAATGCTGGAAAGCAGCGAATACGAGAAACTCAAAGCCGAGTACGCAGAGAAGTTCGCCGAGAAAGCTGCAGGCGCAGCGCGCCAATTGAGGACGTACGAAATCTTGATCGCGGAGCTCGAGAAAGACAGGAGCGGAGTGTCTGGCGTGTCATACGACAAAGTCGGGTCGAATCCGAACGCGTACGTCGACGGCGTCCACGACCAGATGCTGAAGTCGTCTTCGAGCCTGATGCGGTGGCGTGAAGGCAAGAGATCGTCTGAAGCCGTCGTTCGCGCCGCCGCTCGGGCTATCGCTAGGGTGCAAGAAGCGAAATACCGCCAAGTGCTGGAACTCAAGTACCTCGACGGATTCGGCTGGAAGCAAGTCGGCGTCGCAGTCGGCTACTCGACAAGCACGGTCATGCACATGAAAGTGCCGGCGTTAGCGTGCTTGCACGACGTAATGCCTGAGCAATACCGAATACCAGGATACGAAGCATTGTGAGCGCGAACTTACATGAAGTAGCACGTTCGAGAACGAAGCAAGCAGAATAAGATCATAGTGCAAGTTCTAGCTTGCAGCGCGACGCCGCCGCGCGACATGCGCAGCCAACGCCTCCTTTCACGTACCACCGCCGCATTCCCCCTCTTCCCGCGCGGCTGGCGTCACGCCGGACGTTTGGCGAGGTGGTTGCACGTGGGCGCAAGAGGAGATGCGAGAAAAAGGCGCAAGCTCAAAGCTAAGCTCGCGTTGAGAGAGCATGAATGCTGGCTGTGCCTCGGCTACTACGGGCCGCTCGACATGTCGCTGCCTCGCTGCCATCCTCTAGCTGTAGAGATCGACGAAGAGATTCCGTTCTCGAAAGGCGGAGACCCGCTCGACGCGGGCGGCACGCATCTCGTCCATCGGTTCTGCAACCTGAAGAAAGGTTCAAAAGTTCTGCCGCGAGGTTGTTTCTCGAATGGAGTCGAGAACGCCTGCTTTGATCGTGGCGGCCACGACGCTGCTGCACGCGGCCAATCCGGACGCAAGCCGAAACCTTCGCGAGATTGGTAGCCGTGCGGGTATGCCCCCGGGGCAGCCAGCGGACATCGGCGGCAGGATGTGAAATTTACACACAAGGACTTTTTTGGCCACCGGGAGGTGGTTTTCTTGCCTAAGAGGAGCATCAAAGAGACAACCGAGAAATGGAACCGCCTGGAGTCCCTGAAGCAGCTCGCGTTGAGCCTTGCGGAGAGCCTGGACGAGCCAGACGGATCGCACTCGAAAGCCCAGCTCGCGCGCCAGTACCGCGAGACTTTGAGGGAGATCGACGAACTCGAGGAGGTCAATGGCGACGACGAGATCGCGGCGATTATCAGCCGCTCAGGTAACGGGGAGCCAGCGTCCGACCAAGATCGTAGTTCCTGAGTTCGCACGCAGCGAGCTTAAGGACTGCCATGACATCTGCGAAGCCGGCGGCGTCAGCTTGATGGAATGGCAAGACCTCGTCTTGGAAGGATGGCTCGGCAAGACGCCGTACGGTTTGTGGTCTGCTAGCGTCTGCGGGCTCTCCGTGCCGAGGCAGAACGGCAAGTCGCTCGGCGTCGTCGAACCTCGTATGAACTACGGGATGATCGTTCACGGCGAGACGGTGATCTACACCGCCCAGCTGCAGAAGACGGCGACGGAGACGTTCGAAGACATGGCGAACTTCTTCGAGCAGCGCGCTCTTTCGAAATACGTCAAGGACATCAAGTACGCCTTAGGCCGAGAGCAGATCATCTTGAAGAACGGCGGCCGGGTCAAGTTCCTGGCTAGGACGCGAAACGGCGGCCGAGGCCAGCACGGCGACCTGCTCGTGTTCGACGAGGCTTTGAAGCTGTCAGAAGACGACCAGGCGAGCTTTTTGCCCGCCATCTCGGCGAGCGCGAACCCGCAGACGCTCTACGTGTCGAGCCCTCCTGACGAGTCTGAGGAAGGTTACGTATTCCGCACCATTCGCGAAAGGGCGCTGAACGGCATCAGCAAGAAGACAGCGTGGGCAGAATGGGGCGTCGACGAAGTCGGCAACCTGTCTGACAAGTCGCGTTGGTACGCGACGAACCCGTCGCTCGGGATACTCATCTCAGAGGACACCGTCGAAGGCGAGTTCGAGCAGATGGTGCCCGAGAAGTTCGCGATCGAGCGCCTCGGCTGGTGGCCTCCCGCCATCCAGATCAGCAAGGCGATCGACGCGGTCAAGTGGGCTTCGTCTGCGACGAGCTCGTCAGACGGCGACGACGGGATGCCTCTCGCCCCGTCTGACGAGGAGATCTCGAAGCTCGCTGTCGGCGTGAAGTTCTCAGCCGACGGAGGGCGCGTGTGCATCGCCATCGCCGCGCTCAAGAAGGAGGGCGGCAAGCTGCCTTCGATGCACGTCGAGCTCTTGTTCGACGAGAACACGTACGAGGGCGTCGAGCACCTCGCCGAATGGTGTGTCGAGCGGAAAGACCGGATCGCCTTAGCGTCTGTAGACGGCAGGGCCGGAGGCCAGGACTTCTGCGACAGTCTGAGGAAGTTCGGGATGCCGAAGAAAGCCGTGCACCTCATGTCGTCGAGCGAGGTGGTCAGTGCGGCGACGAAGACGGTCAACGCGCTCAACGAGAACCGCCTGACGCACCATCCCGACAAGATCCTGGATAATTCAGCGACTACAGCCGAGAAGCGGAAGATCGGCAACGACGGCTACGGCTTCGGAGGCGAGTCGCTCCCGATAGAGGCGGCTGCCGCAGCGGTATGGGCGGTCGCGACCACGAAGAGAAACCCGATGCAAGGAGCGATGATCGGATGACAGGACTCAGCGGTATTTCGTATGCCGAGGGCCTCGACAAGGAACGCAAGCGGACGGCTGACGCGCTGCTCGACGTGTACAACCACGTCAACGGGCCGGGCGGCAGGAACGCTGAGCGGCGGAAGTACTTCGAGGGCGACGTGCAACCGAAGGACATCGGCATCTCGACGGTGCCAGAGGAAGTCCGCGAGCAGATCAAGGAAGCATGCGACTGGCCGAGGCTCGTCGTCGAAGCCGTGGCTGAACGCAGCAAATTCCAAGGCTTCGAGTTCGAAGACGGCGGCGTCGACGAATCCCTAGTGGAAGCATGCCGCGACAGCGCGGTGGCTGCAAACTACACCCGGTTCCTGCCGTCGCAGCTCGTGCACGGGTGTATGGCCGCCACCGTGAACAAGGGGGCGGATCGTAAAGCCCACGTCCGCTACCATTCCGCCGAGAACAGCGCGATGATCTGGGACATGTGGGCCGACCGGCTTGACTGCGGCTTCGTCGTCGCCGATATGCGGCGTACCGACTGGAGCCCGAACAGGGCGGTGCCGGTACGCGTCAATATGCACGAGCCCGGCCTCGTCACGGTCTTCGAAGCAGTCGACGCCGTCAAGTGGAAGGCGACGACGTCGCGCACCCAGATGGACCGCCCGATGATGGAGGCGTTCCGCTTCGAGGCTGACGGCGACAACCCGCTCGGCCAGAGCCGCATCAGCGACGCAATCATGGCATACACCAACGACGTCCTCCGCACGCTTCAGGACATGGCGGTGTCGGCTGCGTTCTACGCCGCGCCGCAGAAGTGGATGGTCGGCCTCAACGAAGCGTCGTTCAAGAAGCTGACGAGCGACCCTAACGCGAAATGGGATACGGCGATCGGCGCGATGCTCGTGGCCGCGCTCAACGACGAAGGAGAGCCGCCGAAGCTCGGGCAGTTCTCGGCGGCGTCGCCGCAGCCGTACATCGACCAGTTGCGTGCCTACGCGATGCTGGCCAGCGGCGCGGCCAGGGTGCCGGCAGACGTCATGGGCGTCATCCACGACAACCCGTCGTCTGCGGAGGCGATCGAAGCGGCCCGCGAGAGCGTCTGCACGAAAGCGGCGAACCTCAACGCTAGCAACGCCGAGAGCCTGCGCAACGTCGCGCTCATGGCGATGGCCGTGCAATCAGGGACGTCGATCGACGGGCTCAGCGACTACCAGAAGACCGTGACGGCGAGGTTCAGCTCGACGAGGTTCTACAGCCTCGCGGAGAGCGCGGACGCCGCGACGAAGTGGGCGTCCGTCGTCCCCGAGTTCGCCTACACGCCCGACTTCTGGATGATGCAGGGCTACGACCTCGACGCCGCGAAGCGGATGGTGTCGCAGCTCAACAAGATCCGCGGGCAAGCGTCGGCGACAGACGCGTTGAATGCAATCCTCTCGGCCAACGAGAACCAACCTGAGACAGGCTTGCCAGATGAAGAAGCCGAACAGTAAGGCTTATGTCGACGCGCTTTACAGCGCGTCTGAGATGGCGATCGCCGAGCTCGACAGAGTATTGGCGAAGCTCGATCTCGACAAGCCAGTCGAATGCAAGGCCGCGCTGTTGATTGCAGTGCCTGCGATTGTCAGGAAATACGGCTCGATGGCAGCCGCAGCTGCAGCCGAATACTACGAGGCGGAGCGTTCTGTCGTGGTAGGAGGGGATTACAAGCCAATCGTGTCTGACCCAGTCGACGAGGAGGTCGTCCGAGCGAAGGTCCGGTACGCGCTTCGCTACCTGTTCGAAGGAGACGCTGATGGCGACTGATCGCGAGAAAGAGAAGTTTCGCGACGCGCTCGCCGCCGCTGTCGACAAGTACGTCAAGCAGCAAGGGCGCAATACGATAGCGGAAAATGCGAAAAGCGACATAGCCTGCAAAGGGTACGCACGGGTTCCTGGTCCAGACGCGTGCGATTTCTGCGTCACGATGGGAGCTGCGAACGATTTCTACAGCACCGCAAACACGGCGAAATACAGGTCAGACGGCGAGAAGTACCACCAATACTGCAACTGCTCTATCGTCGTTGTGTTTGGAAGGGACGGCCGACTCGTCGCTAGAGACGTTGAGACCGGCGAAGTCGTGCCTTACGACGGCAGAGAGTTCGTCGAGCGTTACAACGAGATCGGCAGGCCGACATATGACAAGAAGTCTGGTGCGACGTATCGCAGTAAGCGTACGACTGAATACGAGAAGCGCGAGAGAGAGCTCGACAGGCAGATCAAGGAAGCGAAATCCGGCCTCGCGAAGACAGATGTCTACGTATGGGACAGGAACATGGACGAGCTCTTGAGCGAGAACGGTTTCAGGCAAGATCTGATCCACATTCAGCATAATGCGAATTTCTCAGGTAGCGAGCTCATGCTTGCAGGCAGGTATGCAGACAGGGGCGACGACGTCGAAATACTTCACGCGAGCAGCATACCAGGATCTCATACGCCAGACTTCAGGATTAACGGCGTGCCAGTTGAAGCGAAGCGACTTGAAACAGACTCGATTGACAGGTTTTGGAAGAAGATGTGGCAAGCGTCGGCACAAAGTCGAGATATTGCAATTGATTTATCACTCGAGCTTGTTCCATATGAAAGTGCTGCAAGCAAGGCTGCGGAGTTCCTCGAAACTCCAATGGTCAGGTATCTAAACAAGCACGAAATTAAGAACGGATATTCGAGAGGAAAGCCTGAGATACGTGTTGACAGCGTCACGCTTGTAACGCCGGATGGCATTGCGACGATCACGAGATAAAAAAGAGGGCGCCCGCTCCCCCCCGGAACTTAACCGAGGCGGCGAGTACGCCCAAAACGGATTATACCACGAAGATGTCATCTACATACGCAGCAACGCAGTTAAACAGTGTGACGCGTTCTAAGCATCCAGCTTTGACTAGCTGATAGTTTATCCATTTTCGTAAAAACCGTGTCAGAGGTCGCGTCTCGTAAGCTCTGGCATATGAACGAGGTGCCTTCCGACACCTCTTCGTTTTTAGAGAGGATGCCTTCATGAAAGTCCTGGTTGCAATCCCGACGTTCGACGCCGGCATCAAGCCGGCGACGTTCGAGAGCGTGGCGAACCTCGACTGGGGCGACTGCGACGTGCAGTACAGGTCGATCAGCGGCTACGACTGCGCGCTCGCGCGCACCCACATCGTCAACGAGGCGGTGAGGCGTAAGTTCGACTACGTGTTCATGGTCGACTACGACGTAGTCGTACCACCAGACGCGTTGACGAACTTGCTTGAATGGGGCGAGCCTGTGATGTTGGGCTACTACGCGCACCAAGGCAGCTTCGCCCCGCCTCACGGAGACGGCAAGACGTGCCTCTGCAAGCCGCCGAGCTACCACGAGCAGTACACGGCCGGCGAGCTGAAGGAAATGCGCGACGCCGGCGAGTTCAAGGTGCCGATACGCGGCGGCGGGCTGGGTTGCGCGTTGATCGACGTGAAGGTGTTCGACAAGCTGAGCTACCCGTACTTCAAGTTCGTCGTGTACAGCGACAGGCACGGCGTCCTCGGCGAGGACCTCTACTTCTGCACGGAATGCCGTAAAGCTGGCATCAAGCTGTACGGAGACGCGCGCGTCGCATGCGGGCATCACTTCCGGCATATCGAAAGGCCGTGACGCGTTCTGAGGACAGCCTGGACGCATGCTTAATACTTTACTTACTTTTCGCATAACCTAACCAGAGATCGCGTCTCGCAAACTCTGGCAAATATGGAATCAAGGCCTGCAAGGGCCTTTTTTCATGCCCTGAACAGGGCACAAATGGACTGGGCCGAACGGCCAGAAACGACGCGCCGAACGGCGCAGGAAGGGGCGAGCTATGTCTGAAGCCCAAGAGCAAGTCGAGCAGCAGGAACACCAGGAGCAGGCAGAACCGCAGGCCGAGCCGAACGGCACGCCGGCGACCGAGCCGAACGGCAAGGCCGAAGAGGACGCCGAGTACTGGAAGAACCGCTCGAGAGGCTGGGAGAGGCAGTTCAAGGAGATCAAGGCGGAGCGCGACGAGCTATCCGACGCCAAGAAGCAGGCAGTCGACGAGGCGAAGCGGGCCGACGATGCGGAGGCCGCGCTCAGCGCGGCGAACAGAGAGCTCGCAGTCTTGAAGGCTGCGTCGCAGGCAGGCGTCGACGCGAACCTGCTCGCGAAGATGCAGGGCGACACGCCCGAGGAGATCTCGCAGAACGCACAGATGCTGGCGGACAGCTTCAAGGCCGCTCAAGCGTACCCAGTCGTCGAGGATAAGGGCAACCAGAAGCAAGGCCCCATGACCCTGGAAGACATCGACGCCATCCAGGACGACAGGCAGCGCAGAGATGCGTATGCCGAGTACTTCAGCAAGAACAAGAGATAAGGAGCCGAAATGGCAGAGAACACCATCAAGAGCGCCGACGTCGCGGCGAAGGTCGCAGACCGAGAGTTCGTGCGTGCATTCGACGACGACGTCCGCAAGCTCACCGAGATCCTGGGCATCTTCGAGCCCATCCGCCGTGCGCCGAACACCGCACTCAAGTACTACGAGACCTCCGGCGTCTTGCAGAGCGGCGTCGTCGGCGAGGCCGAGGACATCCCCCTGTCGAAGTACACCCGCTCTGGCGAGCACATCGCGTCGCTCTCTTGGAACAAGTGGGCTAAGGAGACCACGCTTGAGGCAATCAGCGCGAACAGCTACGCCGAGGCTGTCGCGGCAACCGACAAGCAGTTCATCAAGGATATCCAGAAGGGCATCCGCAACCAGATGTACGGCTTCTTGAAGACCGGCACCGGCCGCATCAAGCTCGGCGGCAACGACCAGATCGTCGCCGGCACGCTGCAGGCCACGCTCGCGAACATCTGGGCTCAGATGGAGCTCGATTTCGAGAGCACCGACGCGTCCCCGCTGTACTTCGCGAACCCGGTCGACATCGCCGCCTACCTCGGCACCGCCCAGATCACCACGCAGACAGCGTTCGGCATGACGTACATCAGCAACTTCCTCGGCATGTACCCGATGGTCCTCGCGTCCGACGTCCCCGCCGGGCAGATCATCACCACGCCGCGCGAGAACCTGCACATCTACTACGCCCATGCCGCTGAGGCCGAGGGCTTCAACTTCGAAAGCCGCGAAGAGACCGGCTACATCGGCATTCACCACGACCCGACGTACCGCAACATGACCTTCCAGACGTACGCCGTCAGCGCGCTCGCGCCGTTCTGCGACTACCTGGACAAGATCTACATTGCCGGCATCGAAGATCCTGTCGACGAATCTGGCGAGACCGGCGAGTCTGGCGAGACCGGCGAATCTGGCGAGACTGGTGAGACCGGTGAGTCCGGCGTGACTGGAGCTTAGTATGAAGGCCGAGGTCATCAAGCCTTTCTACGACCTCGAGACAGGGCTCGGCAACGTCCCTGAGAATACGTACAACATTGGCGACGTTTTCGAAGGGACAGCCGAGCGCGTCAACGGGCTAGTCGAGAAGGGCTTCGTCAAGAAGCAGCCAACGCGCAAGCGCAAGGCGCAACCGAAGGAGTAGCGACATGACGGCTTACGCAGACATCGAGGCGTACGAGGTGTTCTTCGGGGCCGTCGTCGGAACTGCCGAGCGAAGCCGCATCGAGTCGCTGCTCGACAAGGCGAGCGCGAAGCTGGACGAGATCGTCAAGGAATACGGCGTCGACGCTTCAGCTAAGGCTTCAGCCCTTGAGGAGGTCTGCTGCAACATGGTCAACAGGCGCGTCAGGGCGGCGTCGGCTACGCCGCTCTCGTCCGTCACACACCAAGCCGGCGGGTTCTCAGAGACGTACAACTACGCAGTGTCCACGCGGGTAGGCTGGCAGCTCTACCCGGAGGATTACGACGCAATCGGCGTCGCGAGCGGCGGAGTAGCATGCGTCTACCCATGGAGGCGGCAATGAGGGGCGAGACGGTGCTCGTCAACGGCGAGCCGGTCGACAACGTCCTTGTCGAGCCTGGCGAGCATGTCGACGAAGAATCGATCAGCATTCCGACCGGGACGAAAGTCGCGTACACGCTGCGGTTCCCGATCGCGTACGACAGCCCTATCGCAGATTCGGTCGTGAACGTGCGCGGCAAGGATTGCAGGACTGTCGGCTTTTCAGACCACTACAGGCCGCACAGCGTGTTCGGCTCGTGGACGGGAGACTGGGACATGACGGTCCTCGTGACCCTGGTCGAAGGCGACATGACAGCCCATGTAGAAGTCGTTTCGACTTCTGCGACCGTAAATGAGCTCGGATACCCGTCGACGTCCGAGTCTGTCGTCTACTCCGGGCCGGCGCAAGCGCGCATGGAATCCGGAGCCGAGAAAACAGGAGAGACCTCGGAAGTCGACGCTTCAGAGACTTGGCACTTCGTCGTCCCATGGCAAGAAGGCTTCTCGCTTCTCAGGCCGCAATCGACGTTCGTCGAGTACGGCGGCGCGCGTTACGACGTGGCGTACGTGAGGAACGTCGACAGCGCGTCGCAATACTGCGACTTCGAGGCGGTGCGGCATGGATAACATAGTCGTTTCGCTCGAAGAGGTCGGCATGGCGGTCGAGATGCTCGTGTCAGACTACATCGACGAGGTCAACGACCAGATCAAGGAAGACGTCGATGCAGCTGCGAAGGTAACTGAGGAAGAGCTTCATTCGACGAGCCCCAAGAGGACCGGCAAATACGCGGCCGGGTGGTCTGTCGGGGACGACTCCGACGGGCTGCTCGGCTACGGAGTTAGGGTCTACAACGCCAAGAAGCCGGGTCTCGCGCACCTCTTGAGCAAAGGGCATGCACTGCGCAACGGCGGCTTCAAAGCCGGAGACGGACATGTCGCCGCCGCCGCTGAAACCGGCATGGCCGACCTCGAGAGGAGGATCTCAAGTGGATAGCGAAGTCGCGGCGATCTGCCGCTCGACCGGCCTGCCGTTTGTCTACAGGGTGTGGCCGGCGGAGATGGCCGGTGCTGTGCCATACCCGCACTTGCGCTACTGGCGCGAGGACACGCAAAGGATCTTGGCAGACAACGAAACCTACATGCTCATCGACGAGTACGAGCTCGTGCTCGTGACAGAGCGGAAGGACGAGGCGTCTGAGGCGCTCGTCGAGTCCGCGCTTGCGGACGCAGGCGTCGTGGCGTCCGCGCCGTACGAGACGTGGATCGCCGACGAGCGGCTGTTCCAGGTCTCGTGGAACTTTCAGATTATCAGAAAACAGTTAGGAGACTAACATGGCAGAAGAGAACAAAGTCCGCTTCGGGCTTTCCAACCTCACCATCTTCTTCCGCGGTGAGGACACAGAGCAGGGCGCTCCGACTTGGGGCCAGCCGATCAAGATCCCCGGCGTAACGCAGTGCTCGCGCACGGCGCAGGTCAACAGCAACGACTTCTACGCCGACAACGTGCTTTACTGGCGCGGCAACGCCGACACCGGCGACGAGATCACGGTGACGACCGCCTTCTTCCCGGATGCTGTGAAGGCGCAGATGCTCGGCTGGAAGGTCGACACGAAGGGCGCACTCGTCCGCACGACCGACGGCAACCCCAAGGAGTTCGCGATGGCCTACCAGGTCGAGGGCGACCAGAAGCCGCGCGCAAAGGTCGTGTACAGCTGCATCGCGTCTGTGCCGAACGAGACGTCGTCCACGAAGGGCGAAAACATCGAGGTGCAGACCGAGGAGATGTCCATCCGCTCCAAGGCGATCGTCGTCAACGGCCACGAGTCCGTCGACGCCGTGCTCAACAAGTCGGACGACGCCGCGGCGTTCGCGACGTTCTTCAATGTCGTCTACGTGCCCGAGTACGGCGAGACCGGTGAGACCGGCGAGACCGGCGTTTCCGGTGCGTAAATGAAGCGCGCCCGTATCTGGGGCCGCGACATCGAGATGCAGGGGAGCCCCTGGACTTTCGTCGTGTACAAGCGGGAGTTCGGGGGCGACCTGCTCTCCGACATAGTGTCCGCCTACGCGAAGGACAGCCTGGAGCTCTACGACCTCATCCGCTTCTGCTGGGCCATGTGCCGTACGAGGTCGGACGAAGTCGAGGACTTCAAGGACTGGTGCGAGTCGTTCCCTGCGTTCACGCTCGCCGACGGGGAGGCTACGGCGGTCGCGTCGGTGATCATCTCGGCGATAGATGCCGAGATCTTTCGTCGCGGAGAGACCAGGTTCCAGAGATGGCGGAGAAGCTTACGAGCGAGATGGGTGGGATGGCTACAGGAACGTCGTCGCGCTCGTGAGGCTCGGCTTCTCGCAAGATGAGATACGCGCGATGACGATGACGGATTTCGTGGCGTTCACGGACGTCGCGTACGGCGAGGACGGCAGGGCGAAGGTCAGGAATGCCACGCAGGCCGACATCGACGCCTTCATGTCGTAAGACAGCACATTCATAACCGAATAGGAGCAGCATGGCTGGAGTCTACAAGGGCCTGACTATCAAGCTGAGTGCCGACTCGACAGGTCTCAACCAGGCTTTGAGCTCGATTGATGCAAAAGGCCGGACGCTCACAAAGAACCTCAAGCAAGTTGAGAAAGCCCTGAAAGTCGACCCGAAGAACACAGAGCTTCTCCGCCAGAAGTTCGAGGGGCTCGGCGAGCAAGTCAAGAATACTGAAGAACGCCTGAAGACTCTGAAGCAAGCAGAGAAGGAGATCGGCAAAGGCGGCATGTCCACTGAAGAGTGGGACAAGCTGCAGAGGGAGATATCAGGCACTGAGGCGAACCTCAAGACGTACACGAAGCAGTTCAAGGAGGCAAACGCCCAATACGCGGCAGCGACTTCAGGATTAGGGCAGGTTGGCTCGAAGATTGCCGAGATCGGCGACGCGATAACGCCAGCTGGCGAGAAGCTGCAGTCTATCGGCGGAAAGATGACCGCCGCGTTCACCACTACAGCTGTCGCGGCCGGCACGGCCTCTGTGAAGATCGCGATGGACTTCGAGACCTCGCTCGCCAAGGTGTCCACCCTCATGGACGAAAACGTCATGTCGATGGAGGACATGGGCGAAGGAGCGCGCGAGCTCGCGACGCAATACGGCGTGTCGGCGTCTGACATCAACGAGGCGCTGTACCAGGCTATGTCGGCGTCAGTCGACACAGCGCATGCGCTCGAGTTCGTCGGCGAGGCTACCAAGCTCTCAAAGGCGGGCTTCACCGATCAGGCGACAGCCGTGGACACGCTCACGACGGCGATTAACGCATACGGGATGTCGGCGGACGACGCCGCCCATATATCCGACGTGCTCGTGAACACGCAGAACCTCGGCAAGACGACGGTGAACGAGCTCGGCGCGTCGATGGGCAACGTCATCCCGACTGCCGCAGCATACGGGGTCAACCTCGAGAACCTCGCCTCCGCATACGTAATCATGACGAAGCAGGGCATCAACACCGCGAACGCCACGACGGCACTCAACGGCATGATGACGGAGCTGGCGGATAACAGCAGCACAGTTGCAGGCGTACTGCAGGAGCAAACGGGTAAGACGTTCGGCCAGCTGATGCAAGACGGCTATTCGCTCGGAGACGTGCTGTCCATCCTCAACGACAGCGTGGATGGCAACTCGGAGGCTTTCGCGAACCTCTGGGATAACATGCGCGCGAACAAGGGCGCGCTCGCAATTGCCAATGGCGGCGTTGACGAGTTCAACAATACGCTATCGTCCATGACCAACGCCACAGGCGTCGTCGACGCCGCGCTCGAGAAGCTCGGCGGCACGACGCAGGCTCAGGTCAACAAGATGAAGGCGCAGGTCGAGGACGCCGCGATCACTGTCGGACAGGCGCTCCTGCCAATCGTCCAGGACATAGTCGGCCACGTCACGGACGCCGTCAAGGTGTTCAACGACATGAGCGAGTCGGAGCAGCGTGCAGTCATCGAGGCTGCCGCGTTCGTCGCGGGCTTAGGCCCGGCGATCACGCTGCTAGGCACGCTCATGGTCAACGTGAAGAACGTCGGCAATGGCATCATGGACTTCGCGACGTTGCTCGCGAAGCTCGATGTAGCCACCGGTGGCGCATCGAGGACGGTCGAAAAGCTTGACGCATCGACAGGCAAGATGGTCCAGACCACGACGAAGGCGTCGGTCGCCATGGGCGCGCTCAAGGCCGGTGCGGCTACCGCAGCCGTCGCGGGAGTCGCCATCCTCGCTCTCGCCATCAAGGATTACGTCGAGAAGCAGAGGCAGTTCAGCGAGGCGACGGAAGGCCTCGTGAACGCCACGGACGCGCTCAACTCCGATCTGTCGTCGACTGCAGGCGCGATCGGCGCGGCGAACGCGGCGTTCGGCAGCGGCAAGCAGGCCGTGCGCGACTACGGCAAGGAAGTGGACAAGCTCTCCGAGAAGCAGGCCAACCTTGCGAACGAGATGAAGTCCTCATTCGAGGACGTGGCTTCCAAGAACGGCGCGCTGCAGATCTACGCCGACAAGATCAACGAGCTTGCGTGGAACTGCGACGGGTCGGCCGAGAAGCTCGCGGAGCTGCAGGTCGCGCTCGACGGGTACAACTCGATCGCGGGAACCTCCTATTCCGTTACTGACACGACCACGGGGGCAATCAACGCCTCGACGGACGCGCTCAAGGCGAACACCGACGCATGGAAGGCGAACGCAGAGGCGGCCGCCCTGCAGAGCGCGCTCACGGGAGTCTACGAGGAGCGCATCGGCCTCGAGCAGGAAGTCGCGGACACGGCGGCGGCAGTCGCGGGCGCCGAGCAGGACATCAACGACACGGTCGCCAGGGGCGAGCCCGTCACGCAGGCGCAGGTCGCTAACCTCGAAGCTGCGAATGTCGCGCACGAGAAGGCGCAAGGGCTGCTCGAAGCCAACTACGAGGCCGAGGGTAAGCTCGTCGACCGCCAGATGGAGGCGTCCGAGGCGTACAAGACCGCGACCGCGACGCTCGACGACTACGTCAACGCGTTCGGCGAGGGCGTTGACGGCGCTGCCGAACTCGAGTCCGTCATGTCGGCCCTCGGTAAGGAGTCCACGCAGGAGGTCGTTGACGCCTTCAAGGCGGCAGGGATCTCCGCTCAGGACTTCGCGGCGGTCGGCAGCGAGGCGTTCAACTTCCTCATGCAGCAAGCCGGCGGCGACATCAATGTCGTAAAAGGGTACCTCGACGCGCTGAACGCCGCGGGCATCGACCCCAAGGAGCTGCACGTCAACGACAACGGCGAGATAGAGGACGCCAAGGGGCGCGTCGTCGACCTCGACAAGCAGACGATCGACGACAAGAGCTTCAGCGTGTACGCAAACACGTCTCCTGCTGTGGATGCGATTAGCAAGGTGCAGAGCTACCTCGCGGAAATTAGAGACAAGCATATCACTGTCAGCGTTAACCAGGTGATCTCCGGCGCGGCCAGAGCGGTTATGGGCGCAACCGGCGGCATGGCGAAACTTCATGCGTCTGGCGGCTTCATCACGAGCGGTCCGACAGCGTTGGGTTACGACGCAAACGGGACGCTGCACATCGCCGGCGAGGCTGGACGCGAGTGGATCAAGAAGCACGCCGACGGCACGACGTCCATCCTCCCGATCGAGAACAAGCGGTACCTCAAGCCGTACGCGCAGGAGATCGCCGGCATGATCGGCGGCACCGGCACGGTCAACAACTACAACATCACGCTCGACTACAAGGCGGGCGACGACGCAAACAAGATGGTGCGCGAGCTCGGCTACGCGCTGAGAACGTCCGCGATGATGGAGGGTTAGCACATGCCAGCAGCAACACAACGAGTCGGCGGTACGGTCTCGAACCTCATCGCAACGCGGGAAACCGACGAGGTGAACGGCCACCGCGTAGACAAGATGAAGGTCGAGTGGAAGAACCCCGCGTACCTGTTCGACGAGGACCGCGCAGACCACGCGACGTGGCTCGACTCCAACATCGACTTCATGGTCGAGGGCAGGACACCCACGTCTGGACAGGTGTGGGCCGATGCTGGCACGCTCCCTCCGTCTGGCGGCAAGCTGCTGGAGTACACGGGCTTCGACTACAACTGGGTCAAGGGCATCAGCCAGACGACGTCCTACGAGAAGCCGTTCGACCGCAACCGCTTCCACCCGGTAGCCAAGGGCAAGTACTGCAAGTCGATACAGGTCAAGATGCACGGCGGCAACGACTCTGGCGTAGGCGGATGGGACCCCGACAGCAGGCAGGCATCTGGACGCGGCCCAGACGCCGTGTTCACCTACCGCTTCGAGCGGCCAGACAGCACCGACCCCGAGTGGACTGGCATCGTCGAGGGTGCCAACTACTCGCTCGGCTACAAGCTGAACCGCCGCTACACCAACCCGAAGGCGGACGACGACAAGACCCCCAACGAGATATACGATTCGGTGTACAACCTCTACCGCCAGGACAACCTCCCGAACTCTGGCTACGCGAAGCGCAAGGCCATCAGCTCGAACTGGGTGGTCCCGAACGACGGCGAGGAGTACACGAACTCGCTCGCAATCGACCCGTCGTTCCTGTCAATCGGGTACAACCAGTGGCTCCGTTTCACGTTCGAGGCTTACAACAGGGGCATCTGGGGCGACGGCCCGAAGTCGTCGTCGGAGTTCCTGTACGCATGGCCGCAGAGGGCGGTAATCACCGGAATCTCCCTCAGCTCGACCGACAGCACGACGGGGATAATAACCGTTCGCTGCAAGACCCCGTTCGACGAGAACAAGCGCACCACGAGGGCGAAGCTGCAACGGCTCAAGAACGCCGACCCCAGCCTCACGGCAGACGAGGTCATGTCCGACGACTACGACTGGACGGACGTGACCGGCATGGTGGAGGTGGACGAGGAGTACCAGCAGGCCACGTGGTCCAACGGGTTCGTAGACTCCGTTGCTTCCGCAAGGCCGTCAGGCCCGAACAAGCGCACGTGGTACAGGGTCGTCACGGAGAACGACATCTTCTACGGCGACAACTGCATCAAGTCGCGCCCGTTCGAGTGCATCCAGCTCTACAGGGAGCAGACGGCGACCGACGACGTCGTTTTCATCGAGTCGCTTGAAACCAACGAGGACGCGACGGCAATCAAGATGCTCCTCGGGTGGGCTAACTCGATAGACTCCACTGGCATAGAGGTCTCCTGGTCGGAGCACGAGGATGCGTGGGAGTCCTCCGAGCAGCCTAACGTAGCCCAGGTGACATGGGAGGACGAGACGAACCAGGGCTCGCACGACAAGTCGGCGCACTTCACCATCTACGGGGTGGAGCAAGGCCAGAAGGTCTACATCAAGGCCAGGTGGTACTTCGAGCAGGACGGCGAGATCAGCAACTACGGCTCATACGCAACCGCCCAGAGCGACAACTTCCCGTTCGTCCCGGCGACGCCCCCAACGGACGTCAGGCTCTCAGCGCCGTCGTTCGCGCCAAGGGGCTCCGACGTCGGGCTCACGTGGACGTTCCAGTCCGAAGCGCCGCAGACCGCGTGGGTGGTCTACCTCGTCGACGGGAACGACCGCACGGCTGTCGCATCTGGGGACGACGCATACGGCTCGTGCACGGTGCCGTCCTCGATGCTGCCGACTGACGAGGCCACGCTGGTCGTGGCGATGACCACGGGAAGCTCGTGGGCGGAGTCGGAGCCGCAGACCATACGGTTCGCCGACGCCCCAGTTATAAACGCGGTCATCCCGTCTACGGGGGCGGAGGACGAGCTGCCCGTAATCATGGAGCAGCCGTTGGGAATCTACTGCTCGTCCGACACCGGAGACGACTACCTGCGCGTCAGGGTAATTTCCAGGGGAATCACCGTTCAGAAGCCAGACGGGGCCGTGTACCAGCTCCCAGGCGACGTGGTGTTCGACGCCTACGTCGCACCCGAGTGGGGAGAGTCGTCAGACGTCTACTACACCGCAGTATCGCTGCCAACTGGCCTGGAAATCTACGACGTCGGGCTCTACGACGTCGAGGTCACTGGCGTGAACCAGGTCACGGGTCTGACATCCGACGTCCAGACGACGACGGCCAGGATTCGCTGGGCGCATCAGGCGCACCAGCCCGGTGACGCGTCCACCGTCACGGCGTACAAGGACGACAGGGTGTGCGTCATAACACCTGCGGCACCGGACAACGTCGCCGACACCGACGTGTTCGACCTCTACAGGGTCACTCCAGACGGCGCATACGCCATAGCGACCGACCTTCCGTTCGGGAGCTCGGTATCGGACCGCTACGCCCCGTTCGGCAGGGGTCCGCTGCTCTACAGGATTTGCACCCGCACGGCAGACGGCGACATCTCCTGGAGGGACGTCAACTACGAGATGAAGTGCGTCAATCTGCGCTTCGACTGGGGCGAGCAGCACTTGGAGCTTCCCTACAACCTCGTAAGGAACGAGTCGTGGGCGAAGGACTTCGAGCGCCGCAAGCACCTGGACGGCAACGTCGGCGGCGGCTGGAACCCAGCGGTCGACCATGACGGCTCGATCTCCACCGACCTCGTGCGCTTCGGGTCAGCCGAGGAGCAGGCGCTCGTCAGGAGCCTCGCCAACCACGCTGGACCCGTGTTCGTGAGGTTGCCGAACGGCCTCGCGTTGCAGGCCAACGTCGACGTCAACGGACTTGATGAGTCGTACCAGAGCGGCGCCCTCGCGACATCATTCACGGCCAGCTTCGTCTCGCTCACGGAGGAGTTCAAGGTCGCAACATCCGAAATCACGTACGCGGAGGTCCAGGAGCAGGAGCCGTTTGACAAGCAGGCAATCGGGTACTGGGGCGAGACGCAGCCGAGCAGCGGCGACACGTTCGACCTCACGGAGACGCCGACCTCGGTGCGCGTCAAGCTCTCCACGAGCTACGACCGGTACACGAACGAGTGGACGGTCCCAGCCACGTTCTCCGGCAGGACGGTGACGCTCGGGACGTTCAGCGCGGAGCTACGCGCATACCTGCAAGAAGCGGCAGGGGACGGAACCCTCTACCTTGTGAGGTGCGAATATGCCTAGCATCGACTTCACCCGCGCATACAAGTCGACGCTCGCCATCAGGCCAGTCGACATGCAGACCTGGACTTCGGGCGCTCCCTTGGAAGGGCTCGTCTCGGCTTCGGTCGAGAGGGACTGCACCGACGAGTGCCCGCTCCTGGAAGCTGGAAGCGTGGAGCTGGACATGGGCGTCTGGGAGTCGTTCCCCGAGGGATGGTATCGGATCGAGATGCTTGCCGAGCAGGGAGGGGCGGTCGAGAGGTTCCCGATAGCAACCCTCCTCATGAGCTCTTCCCAGTCCTCGATAGACCGTTCCTTGCAGACGGCGAAGGTCGAGGGCTCGTCGGTCCTGAAACCGGCGTCCGACCGACTCATGCTCACTGGCACCTACGCCCCGAAGGGCTGCGACGGGGCGCAGTACGCGGCGGGCATCCTCCGCGAGTGCACTCCCGCGCCGGTCGAGGTCGAAGGGTCGTTCACCTTGGACGAGCATGCGGTGTTCGGCGCTGGAATCTCCTACCTACAGGCCGCGTGGACCGTCCTGAAAGCAGCCGACTGGTGCATGCGCATCAAGGGCGACGGCACCATCGTCATATCGGAGAAGCCGACAGAGGCTTCCCTGGAACTGGACACCCAGGGCAGGGCGCTCATGCTCCCCGGCGCGGAGAGGTCAGCCGACTTGTCGGACGTGCCGAACCACTACTTCGCCGTTGACGGCGACGAGGTCGGGGAAGCGGTCAACGACCAGGGGACCGAGACCTCCATCCAGGCGAGGGGGCGTTACGTCGACTACATCGACGAGTCCCCGGTCAAGGTCAACGGCGAGACGATGACGGCATACGCCCGAAGGAAGCTCCAGGAGATGTCCACCGTTACAACGGAGTTCTCGTACACCCGCGAGTTCGCGCCGGACCTCACGTGCTTTGACGTTCTTGCGGGAAGGGTCGAGGAGTTCGGCATGGAGGGCGGCTTCCGCGTCCTAAAGCAGTCGCTCGACTGCAAGGCGGGCATCACGGTGTCCGAAACCCTCGGGAGGGAAGAGAGGTTGTACACGGCATGAGCGAGCTGAACCAATCATCGGTCTCCCTTCTCGAAAGGGCGATAGACGACAAGATCAGGAAGGCCGTGAGGGGAGGGCAGTCCACGCACCTCGCCACGGTCACGCGCGTTTCAACGGACGGGACCACATGGGTGCACGTGTTCGGCGGGTCCGATGAGACTCCCGTGCGCAGGATGACGACAGCAGCTCAGGTCGGGGACGTGATAAACGTCACCTTCTCGGGGCTTTCCTGCATGGGGGTCGGCAACGTCTCGTCGCCCTCCGCAACGACGGGGCAGGTCACGAAGGTTGCAGACGAGAACGCGAAGGCAATCGCTGGCGTGATGAGCGGACTCTTGCAGGTGAGGACGCTCGTTGCGGACAAGGTCTCGACAAAGGAACTCGACGCCGAACTAGCCACCATCCTCACGGCGTCGATCGAGAACGCGACCATCAGGGCGCTGAACGCCAACTACGCTAAGGTGAACGCAGCGAACATCGACTCTGCGGCCATCCAGGAGGCGTGGGTCGAGAAGCTGCTCGTCGAGACGAGCCTGCTCGCCAAAGAGGGCACCATCTTCAAGCTCGACGCCATCCAGGCCGACGCGGCCAACATCACCACGGGGACCCTCGACGTCCGCAGGCTCATCATCACGCGCGAGGAGGTAGACCCCGAGACTGGCGAGCTCGTCGACCAGAAGTACCTCGTGGAGATAGACCCCGAGACTTCGCAGCCCAGCTACCAGAAGCTCGACGGCAACATCATAGAGCCGCGCACCATCGGCGCAGACAAGATCATGGCGCACTCCGTCACCGCCGACGAGCTTACCATCCAGAACATCGTCGGCACGGGAGGCTGGATCAACCTCGCGAACGGGACGTTCGCCTACGGCAACCCGCTGACGGGGCAGGGCATCTCGTGGAACGGGACGAACCTGGACATCTCGGGCTCGGTGCACATCGGCGGCTCGAGCAAGGCGCTCTCAGACATGCTTACCGCCGACGACGTCACCGTCACGCAGAACCAGACCCAGACGGGCTACGACGTCGACATCGCGGGCAACACGTTCTCGCTCGTGAACGGCGCGCAGGGCCCGCAGGGAGAGACTGGGCCGCAGGGGCCCCAGGGCGAGACCGGGCCCCAGGGACCGCAAGGGACGTCCGTCAGCGTCTCGAAGGTCGAGTACGCCACGTCCACGACCGAGTCCCAGCCCTCGTCGGGCTGGTCGACCACCGCGCCCTCCACGGTTGCGGAAGGGAGCTGGCTGTGGGTCAAGACCACGTACAGCGACTCCACCACGGCGGTAACGAGGGCCAAGCAGGGCAAGAGCGGCACCAACGGCACGAGCTACTACACGCACGTGCGATACTCCGAGAGCGCGGACGGCACGGGCCACGTGGCGTCCCCGACCTCGGCGACGAAGTACATCGGCGTGTACACGGGAACCTCGTCGAGCGCGCCCAGCTCCAAGACCTCCTACAAGTGGAGCAAGTACGTAGGCGAGGACGGTGCGGCGGGGCATTCCCCGGCCATCACGACCTCGCACAGCGGCACGACCACGACCATCTACGCCGACGGCACGGCCATCGGGACGGTGGAGGACGGCGAGGACGGCACCACGCCGACCATCACCGCGTCCAAGAGCGGCACGACAACCACGGTCAAGGTGAACGGCACCACGGTGGCAACGATCAACGACGGCACGAGCGTGAAGGTCAGCAAGGTCGAGTACGGCACATCGGGCACTGCCTCAGCGACCCCGTCGAGCTGGTCGACTACCGTGCCCACCTCCATCGCCCAGGGCAAGTGGCTCTGGGTCAAGACGACATACACGGACAACAGCACGGCGACAACGAAGTCCTACGTCGGGACGGACGGCGAGGACGGCAAGAGCGTCGCGATCAAGTCGGCAACCAAGGCCGACGGCGTGACCACCGTCGTGCTCGAGGAGACCGACGGCACGACCACGACCACCAAGACGCTCACAATCGCCGACGGCGAGGACGGCGCTAACGGCCAGCCCGGCGCGAACGGCACGAGCAGCTACGTCCACACCGCCTGGGCCAACTCGGCCGACGGCAAGACCGACTTCTCGACCACCGTCAGCGCGGGAAAGAAGTACCTCGGCGTCTACTCGGACAGCACGCAGGCGGACTCGACCAGCCCCAGCGCGTACTCCTGGTCGCTCATCAAGGGCGACACGGGCGAGCAAGGCCCCCAGGGACCCCAGGGGGAGACGGGGCCGAAGGGCGACGCGGGCGCGGCTGGCCTGAACTCCGCGACGGTCTACCTGTACAAGCGCGCGGCCTCCGCATCCAAGCCGACGAGCGGCACGAGCACCTACACGTTCTCCACGGGCGCGCTCTCGAACGTCCCGTCAGGCTGGTCGCAGGCGTTCCCCGCCGAGACGCAGGGGAACACGACTCCCGTCTGGATGATGTGCGCCGTCGCGAGCGCCAACACCGCGACGGACTCCATCGGGTACTCCGAGTGGACGACCCCCGTGAAGATGGTGTCGAGCGGGTCGAACGGAACCAACGGCACCAACGGCACCAACGGGACGAACGGCTACAACCAGGCCACGGTCACGCTCTACCAGAGGGCGGCGTCGGCCCCCGGCAAGCCGTCTGGCACGGTCACCTACACGTTCGCGACGGGCGCGCTCTCGTCGACTCCGACGGGGTGGAGCAGGAGCGTCCCCAGCGGGACCGACCCGTGCTACGTCACGCAGGTCGCGTGCGTCTCGCAGGCCGCCACCTACAGCATCGCGTCGAGCGCGTGGTCGACCCCGTCCAAGCTGGTCGAGGACGGCGAGACGGGCCCGCAAGGCCCGCAGGGCGTCCAGGGGCCGCAGGGCGTCTCCGTGACCAACGTCACGTCCACCAACAACACGGCGGACGGCGGCACGAGCGTGGTCACGGTCACGCTCTCGGACGGCACGACCAAGACGTTCAACGTTAAGAACGGCTCGAAGGGCAACCCGGGGGCCACGGGCGCGACCGCCCAGTGGTACCACGGCACGGCGCTCACGCACACGAGCGGGACAGCCACGCTGTCCACGTCCTCCACGAGCGGGGTCGTGGTCGGGTCGATGTACCTCAATACCTCGACGAGCCTCTGCTACAAGTGCACGGCTATCAGCGGCACTACCGCCACGTGGACGTACGCGGGCGATTTGACCGAGGGCGTCATCGACAACATCAACGTCGGCGGGAGGAACCTGCTTAGGTCGACGGCTCGGCTTGAAGATACGACATGGTGGAGAAGGTCTGCAATATCGTCAATCGAAACTGGCAAGAGCGACGCTGACGGGGGAACTGGCGCAGTTCTAATCACTCCAAGTGCAACTAACTGGTATCTGTGCAACGTTAGCGGAAATGGAACGTTAAAGGATGTAGGAGAAAAATACACGTTCTCCATCTGGCTCCGCGCAGATGAAGCTACGACATGCAACATCTGTTTTCGGTACTTGAAATCAGAGTATTCGGATGGCACTAGCGCAACCGCTACGACAAGAAAGACCGTTTCGGTTTCAACTGAATGGCAGAAGTTCAGCGTCTCTGGTGAGTTGACAGCAGCTCAGACAAACGATTCTGTTTGGATAGGGCAAAAGACCAACGTGCCCATGTACGTATATCATCCGAAGCTGGAGAAGGGCAACGTCGCAACCGACTGGACGCCCGCGCCCGAGGACATCCAGGCTGCTGCTAACTCCCGCGCCCAGCGCATCTACTACCGCACGGCCTCCGAGTCCACCGCCCCCGCGTCGGGTCCGACCACGTGGGTGACCACCGCCACGGACGTGTACGACGCGTGGACGACGAAGCTCCCGCCCATGGCGTCGTCCAACGGCGCGGACGCGACGAAGTACCCGCACCTCTACACCTGCGTGCAGTACCAGTCCGTCGCGCAGAACGCCGCTGGGATGACTTGCACGCGCTCGGCGGTGCTGAAGGACGACTCGATAACTGTGGTGGATGGGAACATGCTTGTCAACGGCAGCGTGCTCGCCAAGTCCCTCGATGCCGCGAGCGTGCAGTCCCAGATTGTCAAGACGACCGAGCTGGACGCGCAGCAGGTGACGAGCGGCACCTTGAACTCCGAGCGGATCGACTCGAACACCATCTCCATCTCGCAGATGACCAAGGAAACCCGCGACATGCTCGACGGCCTGAACAGCACCGTGAACGACATGAGCGCGGCGATACGGCTGTCCATCGAGCAGGACGCGCAGGGCAACCAGGTGCCGACCATCACGCTGGACGCGTCCGAGGTGCGCGATGAGAACGGCAACACGGTGGTGGGCGACGACGACGCGCGCTTCACCACGGTCATCACGAACAAGAGCCTCCAATTCCAGGAGGACGGGCAGATGGTTACGGAACTCACGGACAAGCGCCTGTACGTCACCGACGCCACGGTCACGAGCACGCTCGCGTTCGGCGGCTACGCGTTCATCCCGAGATCGAACGGCAACCTGGCGCTGAAGTGGATTGGAGGCAATTAAACGATGACTGACGTCTACGGCTCCCAAAGAGCCACGTATTCAAACGAATCCATTGATCCGCGAGGTTACACCCGTTCAAAGCTAACGTATTCGGTCGCGAATACGAGCAACACCGTATGCACAGTCACGGTGAAAACGACTGTTCAGTATTATCCGCGCATTTGTAGCGGTGAAACAGAAGCGTATGCGGCAGGAGGCTTGAGGACCGAGGTATTGAGGAACGGGTCGATAGTCGCGAACGTGACTGGTGATACGAGGGTGCTGACAGATGACACATGGGGTGCCATTCCTTCGAGTAAAGCAAACAAATGGTACGACATTGCCTCCTCGGCAAACTACTCATTCACGGTGGATAGGTCTCATAGCGACCAGACGATAACCTTGCAGCATAGGGTTGTTGACGCTAATAGCGGCATAACGAGCCATTGGTATTACTGGACTTCAGAAAACGTAAGCATAACGATTCCGAAGAAGCCGAGCTACAACGTAGCCTTCGACGCAAACGGCGGCAGCGGCGCGCCCTCAGCGCAGACGAAATGGTACGGCGAGACCCTTACCCTCAGCTCGACGAAGCCCACAAGGGAGAACTGCACCTTCCAGAAGTGGAATACGGTCAAGGGCGGCACGGGGACTAACTATAACCCCGGCGGCTCGTACACCGCCAACGCCGCTGCGACGCTCTACGCCCAGTGGAAGTACAACCACACGGCACCCACAATCACGAGCTTCGTGGTCAAACGCTGCGACTCGGACGGAACGGACAACGAGGAGGGCGAGAGCTGCAAGGTCGAGGCGGCGTACGAGATCGACACCAAGGTCGTCTCGACGGCCAAGATAGCCTCGTACACGGTCAAGGTAGGGTCCAATGCCGCCGTCACGACGACCGTGAGCGGCGGAACTTCGAGCGGGACCATATCGTATGTCTACAACTCGAGTACAGTCTCCGTCGCAAACCCGTACAACGTGACGCTCACCGTCACCGACAACGTCACCGACGTCGTCTCGGGAACCGTAGGGTACTCGTCGTCCAGGACGTCCGTGTTGTCGCGCTCGTTCTTCACGATGGACTTCCTCAGCGGCGGGCACGGCGTCGGCATCGGGAAGGCTGCGACTGAAGACAACCTCCTCGACATCGCAATGGAGACGAGGTTCAACGCCCTCGCCACGGCCCAGGGGACAACCTCCAGCTCTGTGGCGTACGGCTCGACCAACCCGCGCTTCAGGTTCTCGAACGCCAACGCCTCGCAGAACGGCGAGCTGGCGTTCACCGACTACGATGCTATACATACAGGGGCGACCCTCGCTTGGATAACCGACCAGCCGCAGAGCTGGTTCCACACTCAGCACATCAAAATGACTGGCAATGCCGACGTCGACGGGACCGTTGCTAAGAGGTGGGCGGCGATGAACTACAGCACCGCACCGTCGTCAACCATATATGCCCAGCCGACAACGGTATACGACAATGCTGGCAACGTCATCGGGCACGATGAATATGCGCAAACCACAGCTAAGTCGATTCAGCACAATTTTGCAGCCGTGAGGCAGTACAACGGCTCTGCTTGGGCGTGGTACCAATGCTCCATGACCGTCAGCTCCAGTGGGGCGGTGACGTATTCGATACATACGCCAGCCGCGTTCCGAAACGCCATCGGGGCCTCGTCGGGCACGTGGCCTGTAAGCATCGGGGGCACGGGCAAGACGTCCGGCACGTTCTACGGCGCCACGAGCATCAAGTCCAGCGGCACCACGGGCACCATCACGCTCTCGCAAACGGCCGCGAACTTCTCGCTCATGCTCATCGTGTACTCGACGAACGACTCCGAGATGCACTCGGTATGGGTGCATTCCCCGAACAACAAGTACGTGTCGCTGTGCTCGTTTTGCCGGAGCGCCAGCTCCATCATGATGTTCAAGGCCAAGCGCATGCAGATCAGCGGCACCTCTATCACCGAGAAGGTCATCTCGTCGGGTGCGACCGCAGCCGAGGCGCAGGTCACTTCGTCTAATTCCTGCAACGTCATCACCAACGCGAACGCCATCACCGTCCAGGCCGTGTACGGCTGGAAGTAAGGAGGAGAACATGGGTCTGAAGAAGTCCGTAGTCCAGGAGAACGGCGTGCAGCTTCGCTACCACCGCATCGTCACGCTGTTGCAGCACGTGAACGTGCAGACCATCATCGAGGTCGCGAGCTACACCTCGCAGGCGAAGCGGAACGAGGAGAAGGCCGCGGACGCGGCGAACATGGAGGCTGGCGAGGTGGTCGTGGCGTGCGACGCGTACACCTCCACGTCGCTCTACAACCTCGAGTACGACCCCGACATGACAATCCCGAAGGCGTACGCCTACCTCAAGGCACAGCCCGAGTTCGAAGGCGCCGAAGACGCCCTCGACGAGTAGGGGAGGGGGTGAGTAAGTGGAGCCACTGGTAGCAACGGTCATCACGGCGCTCATCTCGTCTGTCGTCGGCGCAATCGTCGGCGCGGTCGTGAGCAAGCTGAAGCTGGCGCGCAAGGCCGCAGAGGACGCGAAGCGCGAGTCCGTCGAGCTCAAGGAGCTGATGGTGCAGAACATCCTTATGACGTGCCGCATGGCGATATACGACGAGCACTTCACGGTCGACGAGAAGATTGAAGCGTACATCGTGTACCGCGACACATGCCACGCCAACCATCAGACGAAGAAGCATATGGACGGTTTGGTTGGCTGCGATATTGACGAGTACATCGAGAAACACAAGGGTTAGGAGAGAACCATGAGCGAGAGAACCAAGGCAATCATCAGCGCATCAGCGATTATCGTCGTGAACGTCGCCGCAATCTACGGCATCAGCCTCGACCTGGGCATGTTGCAGACGGTGTTGTTCGCAGTAGCGGACCTGGTCGTGACTATCTGGGGCGTCTGGAAGAACCACAACTTCACCTACGCCGCTGCGCAGGGCCAGCTCGTCGTGGACAACATCAAGAACGAGCAGCGCGCCCTGAAGCTGAAGAAGGCGGAATAGCATGGACGAAGTCTGCAACGCCGAGGTCCGCGAGACGGACGAGATGAAGGCCCTCGAGGTCGAGGTCCCGAAGACGGAGGAGGCCGGCGATGAGCCTGGGTGAGAAGCTGGTGGCCTACGCCCGCTCTCTGGCGGGGCGGTTCTACTACACGAACGACTGGTGGTCTCGCATGAACCCCTGGGAGTCCGGCGGCACCGACTGCTCGGGCTTCGCGAGGCTGTGCTACCTCGAGTTCGGCCGCGACATCGGCACCTGGACGGGAGACGAGTCGCAGTCCGGAACCGAGGTGGCGAGGGGCCACTACGCCTGGGAGATTCCCTGGGACGACATGAAGCCGGGCGATCTCATCTTCATGACCGCGACCTACTGGAACAACTACAACTTCGACGAGTACCTCTGCCACGTGGAGATTTACTGCGGCGGGGGAACGATGATAGGCCACCCGAGCGGCTGGGGACCCACCGAGAAGTGGGCCCAGGCGTGGATGGAGGCGTACGGGTGCATCACCTGGAAGGTGGTGCGAATCTTCGACGAGGAGGAAGACGACATGAGCGCGATGGACGTACTCGGATACAAGAACAGGGAGATGAACGGCGACAAGGACTTCTACCAGCTCGTGACCGACATCCACGAGCAGGTGACCCGCACCGACACCGAGGGCTGGGGCTCGCCGAGCGGCCACGACTTCTTCGGGCGCATCAACTCGATGCAGGTCGACATGGCGCAGATGAAGGAGGACATCGCCAACCTGAAGGCTGGCGGCGCGACGGTTGACGTCGAGAAGCTGGCCGAGGCGGTCGCCAAGAAGACGGCGGACACCATCTACGCCCGGATGAAGGCGTAGCATGACCGAGCTTTACCTGAGCATCGGAGGCTTCCTGGTGGTGTGCGCGGTGCTGTTCGCGCTGTGCACGCCCCCGAGGTACTAGGAGGGACAAATGGAAATCGGATCGAAGGGGTTGCAGGAGGTCAACCTGACCATCCCCCAGGGGACTAGCCTGCCTTTCAACATCACCCACAAAGACGAGGACGGGAACGTCGTCGACCATTCCCAGTCGACCGCTAGGATGGCGTTCGTCGGCAATGAGAAGTACCAGCTCGACGAGTGCTGCACGTGCACCGAGTCTGGCGTCACCGTCACCATTCCCGCGTCTGCGACGGCCAACATGCCGCTCGGCAAGATGACGTGGGACATCATGGTGACCACCTCCCAAGGAGAGGTCATCCGCATGGCCTACGGCAAGGTCAGCATCGTCGACACCTACGCGCACGACGAGGTCTAGTCATGGCAGTCGAGATCATCGCGCCCACGGGCGAGGTCGAGGTACGCGGGCGGCGCTGGGAGGCCGTCGTGGCGTCCGACACGTCCGAGGTCCGCGTGGAGTCGGGGACGGCCGAGATCGACGTGTCCACGGGGGTCATGATCGGCGGCACGCCCTACGAGGGCAGCTACGAGGCCGACGCGAGGTTCACGGAGCAGCTGTTCCAAACAGCCCGCAAGACCATGAGCGACGACTTCGCCGTCCACGCCATCAACTACACGGAAGCCCCGAACGACTCGGGCATAACAGTGACCATCGGAGGTTAACGAATGGCAAACCAGTACATCAACAAGGTCGTGAACGGCGAGACCGGCGACGTGCTCATCGACCTCAGCGGCGACTCGCTCATCAACGCGAGCCAGCTCGCCAGCGGCGTCACGGCGCATTCGCGCAGCGGCGCGCCCGTCACGGGCACCAACACCTACGACGCCGACACCTCGGACGCGAACGCCACGGCTTCGCAAATCCTGAAGGACGCGACGGCGTACGTCAAGGGCTCGAAGGTAACGGGCACGATGACCAACAACGGCGCGGTGTCGGGCACCATCTCGACCAAGGCGCAGCAGTACACGGTGCCCGTGGGCTACCACGACGGCAGCGGCAAGGTGCAGATCGCCACGGCCGAGCAGAACAAGATCATCGCCGGCAACATCAAGAGCGGCGTGTCCATCCTGGGCGTGACGGGCAGCTACTCGGGCGAGGCGGCGGTCCTGCAATCCAAGAGCGTGACCCCGTCGTTCAGCTCGCAGACCGTCACCGCCGACTCGGGCTACGACGCGCTGTCGCAGGTGACCGTAGGCGCGATCCCTTATAGCGAGACGGATAACAGCGCGGGAGGAAAAACGGCTACTTTCGGCGCGTCTGCATAAGGAGCCGACATGGCATCCAACCCTTATTACAACAAGGTGGTGAACGCCGAGACGGGCACCACCCTGGTCGACTTGACCGCCGACACGGTGGACGCCGCGCACCTCGCTGAGGGGTATACGGCGCACGGGGCCGACGGGGGGCTGGTGACGGGTACGATGGGCTCTCCCCAGCAGGTGCTGTGCGGGAGCTCCGCGCCAACATCGTCCCAGGGTAGCGACGGCGACCTGTACCTGGTTCTCTCAGGCAGTGGGAGCGTCGAGGCGTACCCCGCCGACTACACGACCTCGCACATGAGCAGCACTTCGAACGCGTCCGCCTGCATCGACACGAGCGCGGATGACGGCTCTAGCACGTCGAACATGTACTCGTCAGGCAACAACACCACGGGCGTCGTGGAGTACAGCTTCGACCTGTCCTCCGTGCCTGCTGGCGTCACGATTTCCAACGTGTCGTGCAGGGTCAAGGCCCACGAGGAGAACGCTTCGAGGTCGAGCTTCACGTTGCAGCTCTACAGCGGCGACACCCCCAAGGGCAGCGAGACTACCGTGAGCGGCACGAGCAACACGATCTACACGCTCTCGACGGGGAGCTGGACACGGGCGGAGATCGACTCGCTGGTGCTGCACACCGAGTACGGCTACTACGGCGGGCTCGTGGCGGGTGCCACGCTGGTCGTGGAGTACGAGTCCGAGCCGCAGGCTAGCTGCACGCTCACCGTCAAAGAGGACGGGTGGAGCCTTTCTGGGGACATGTACATGAAGTCGGGCGGTTCGTGGTCGAAGGTGGCGACGGCGGCGCTTGAGGACACTGTTGGGAGATAGAGATCGCCCCGGGGCTTCTGCCTCGGGGCGATTCTTCGTCTAGCGATCTTTCTTCGCTTCCATGTCTTTCCGGACGAGGTCTTTGATGTAGCCGGACATGTTCGGCTGCTTGCGGATCCAGTCGTGGAGCTCCATGTCGGTGGGGAAGAACCTGATCATGATCGCCTTCGTCTTCTTCTGGTACTTCCGGACTGCTTCTCGCTGCTTTTCGGTCGTCATACGACCTCCTTTCTTGAAAGCTGGCCAGCGAGTCGCGACCTCTGGCTAGCTCTCAATTGTGCTTGATAAATTATATGGACTGGCCTACATTGTGTCTCAGATCGCGCCTCGTCATTTCTCGATGCATACGTTAGTGTGGTGCTTGAGTACCGCTTTATCATCTGCGACAACCGAGACGCTGATCTTGTCGAGCCTGACTCTCACGTCAGGCTCGGCGTCTTCTGAGACGAAGTAGTCGACGATCGCCTTCTCGAAACTCTTCAAGAGATCTCCAGCGTCGTCATTGCCGAAGCTGTCGAAATACCCTCGCTTCGCTTCCACTCCTACGAATGCGACTCCTTCTTCATCTCTGGCGACGATGAACCCTTCGAAGTCTCCCTCTAAGATCTCGTAACCCGCCATTGCCAAATACCTCATGCACGCCCTTGCTGCGCGCGCTTGGATGTCCTCAGAGGCCATAATGACTCCTTCCTTGAGAAGTAGCCATGTCAGGGCAAAACCGTGCCCCAGGTCGCGACTCGTTGGCCCGGGGCTTTGTCGATCACATCCTGAGCAGGTTGTCGACGATTTCAGTGAGGTCTTCGTCTGCCCAGCCTACGACCACTTCTTCCCCTTCGTCGACTATGACGTACGCGTACTTGACGCTGTCGTACTTCACTTCTTTGCCGGTCGCCCTGCTCATCGCTTCTGCGATCTCGTCGTAGTCGTACATGATCCACCTCCTTTCTAGTGTGTCGCTTCGAAGTTTTCGATCTGCCACTTGTTGCCTGTCGCGTACACGGCAGCTCGCGTCCTTTCGTACGGAGACGGCCTGCGCGTCCTCGTCAGCCTCGGCTCCTCGAGTTCGACGTCCCAAGTCCTCGCGATGTCGTCGAGGCATTCGTCCATCTTCGCAGTCGGGAACCATTGGAAGATCTCGTCGATCAAGCGCTCTGCGCCGAGCGTGTTTCTAAGCTGCTCGAATTTCTGGTTTGCATTCATGTCGCACCTCCTACCAGATTAATCGACCCATACGAGGCCGGTGTCGAACGATTCTGCAAACCAAGTGACGCGGTATTCCATACGGCCTGTGACGTTGTTCGTCGCTGAGAACGAGTGAGTTTCGAACCCGCATTCTTCGAGATGTTTCATGAAGCGGTTTGCTTTCTTCTCGCTCGTGAAGGTTTTGCCATAGCAGTTCATTTCGATCTCCTTACCGACTTGCTTTCGACTGCCTGCTTGCTGGATTCGAATTCTGTCTGTTTAGAGCAACTCTTCGAATGCTTCAAGTTCGCGTTTACGCTCGTTATACTCACGAGCAATGAACTGAAGGCGGAAGTTGTTCTTTTCGCGCTTGCCTTCAGATTCGATCTTCTTGAGTTCCTCGCGGCGGCGGAGGACGATCTCGAAACAACGGTCGTAGTTGTCAAAGGCTTCGTGATATTCGCGTTCGAACTTGGTCATCGTTCTCTCCTCACTGACTCGATCTGATAGGTCGATCTTATATTGCGGTTATAAGTACGAACAACAGTTCTGAAGTTGCTGATGAAGTACTCATAATTGCTCGATAGCCCTCCTGGCGTTCAAGATCTCGCTTTTGACGCTCACGATCTCGCCCTCGATGTACCGTGCCCGGCTGCGGTCCTCGTAGCTGCACGTCACCTTCAACACGTTTACGATCAGCTGCTGGTTGTCTGCAAGCTTGTCGATAAGTCCGAGCAAGAGCTCTTTGTCGCTACGCTCCATGGTTTTCTCCGACTTCCTCGTCGTCTCCGACGATCCACCAGTAGTCATCCAGCATCGAGATCAAGCCGTCGTAGTCTTCGTTCGGGCCGAGGATGTCGGCCACTGCGAATACCGTCTCTTCCGGGATCCCGTAGTCGGCCGCGAGGCCTTCCAAGTACTGACGCCGCTTCTTGTTCATGACGTTTTCTCCTACATCTCCCAGTTGCCTGCGCCGTAAATCTCGTCGAGCTTCGCCTTGCCAGCTTCGAACGCCTCGTCTTCTGTCGTATGCATCCCGCCTTCGAAGATCTTTTCGCCGGCAATCGCATCCCAGATGATGAAGCCGTAGAACCCGTGCCTGCTGAAGTCAGCCCATTTGCCGGTCTCGATTTCGACCCAATGCTTCCCCTTGCAACTCAACAATACGACCCTGCTCATGTCCATCTCCTCACTCGCTAGATCTGACTGTGCGGGAGTTTCGCCCCTCCCGCTCGGGCTTCGCTTGTTTACGGCTTTTGCCTACGAAACCGTGTAGCCGTTGCGCCTGTCGAGTTCTGCGTAAACCTCGTTGCTCGGAAAGTCGGTCATGATCCTGATTACGAGGTCGAGAGCGTCGACCACTCCGCTCCAGTACTGGCGTTCCGTCTTTGTCACAGCGTCCGCCAGGTTGTAACCAGCATTCGTCCGCTCGTAAAGGATTCCGACGAGTTCGTCGGTGAACTTGATCTCGCTGGTGTTCTTCATGGTGACCTCCTCAAAACTGACTGAATAACTCAACGATACGACCTTATAGCGAGTTGATGAGGGCGTACATAAGTACGCCCTACATCTGATGAGTTGCTCACAAGTCCTTAGCGGACGCCGGCTTCCTTGAGGAGCTCGTCGATCGCAGCGTGCTTCTCGGTGTTGCGCGCTTCAGCCCTTGCGAGGCGGGCTTTCGCCTCTTCGAGGTTCTTCATAGCTTCTTCGAGCTGCTTCTCAGCGCGCTTGAGTTCGCGGCGTTCCCAACCGCAGTCGTCGTCGGCTTGCGCGCGGAGCATCTTGTAACGCTCGACAGTCTTGTTGCCGCTGTATTGGGTCATGCGGCGGCGGCCGTTCCAATCCTTGCTGTAGTAACGCTCGTCCCAAATGCCCTCGTGCTTCTGCATGTCGCGCCTTTTTGCCCTGCGCTCTTCGAACACCTTGAAGAGGTTCTCGAAGTCGACCTTGGCGATGTTCGACATGCCGTCGACAGAACCGTAGGCGGTCGGGAGGTGAGTGTCTTTGCCGCAGCAGCTGCAGATCCTGTGGCCGTTGACCATCCAGCGGTCGTCCTCGTCGTAGCCGTAAGGGCTTTCCGCGAACGTGACTTCGTAACCCATATCGCGGAGCTGCTCGGCGTATTTCGGCTCGGGGTTGCGCTCGCCCTTGTAGTTGACGACCTTGGTCTTGAGGGTGCGGAAGATCATCTCGTTCGTTGTGATGGTGGTTGCCATGGTAGGCTCCTTTCAAGTACTGACTCAATCATTCGATGAGTCGATCTTATGGCGCGGAATTGAGTACGTACATACGTACGCATCAAGCTGATGATTTGCTCATAAGTGGAATTTGACGAGGAGAAACCCGTGGTTTATTCTCAGCTCGGGGGTGTTCGACTGAAATCCCTGCAGCCCAGCCAAAAGGGATTCTGTAGAACACCCTTGGAGAACACAATCCCTGGAGGGTTCGTCGTCCGGCCACGTCACCGCGCCGGAATCTTCCACGACGCAGGCGTCTCCTGTCCTGTACGCGATTACGATCTCGTCGCCGTCGACTGTGACCCGCTCTGCTAAATGCTCGACGATCGCCTCGTTGAATCTCTCGTCCGAGCAGTCGTACTGCATGAGCCAAGCAGCCACGCCGTCGGCTGTCACGACGCGCTCCATGGCTTTGGCGAGCTTCTTCTGCAGCTTCGACTTCCTCGCTTCGAGCTTGGCGATCTCGGCCTCCATCGTCGGGCTCTCGTGGCCGCGCAGCAAGAACGCAACGCCCCTGTCGATCTTCTTGTCGACTTCGGCGATCTCCTGCTCGATCGCGTCGGCGTCGTATTCCTTCTTGCTCTCTTCGACGACAGCATCTGCCACCTGCTCGACTATTCCCGGCTCGGACAGCAGCATCGCCGTCGTGCCCAAGACCGCGTCCTCGAGGTCATGAGACGCGATCTGGGATCTGCAGTCAGGGCATCGGTAGTAAGTATACCGGCGGCCTGATTTCGACGTCCCTGACGCGCTACGCATCTTCCTGCCGCACGTGCAGTACACCTTGCCGGTGAGCAGGTAACTCGTGTGCTTGCCCTTCTTGCGCTTGTGCATCTTGCTCCGCTCCCAAAGGTCTTGGTCGACGATGGCCGGCATCCCGCCTTCGATTCTGACGTCGCCCCACTTGTACACCCCAGTGTAGCGCTCATTGCGGATCATGTTCTGGATCGAATGAGCGACCCAGTCGCCGCCCTTGACGTTCGGTATCAAGTCGTCGTTCAAGCCGTCGACTATCGCCTGCGCCTGCCTCCCGTCGGCCCATTCCTGGAATATCCTCTTGACGACCTCTGCTTCGGCCTCGTCGACTGCGTAGCAGCCGTCGGGGCCTTTCTTGTACCCGTAGATCCTGGTGCCGTTGCACTTGCATTCGGCCGCGCGCTGGTCGAGCCTGCGCTTGACGACCTTCGACAGGTTCTTGCTGTACTGGGCGGCTTCCCACGAGAACAGGTATTCGACCAAGTCGCCGACGTCTCCGTCCGGCATGGGCTCGGTGATCGAGACGATGTCGACGCCGTTCTCCCGGAGCTGGTGCCTGTAGACGAAGCTGTCGTACGTGTTGCGCGCGAACCGGTTCGTCGCGTAGACGAGCACGACGTCGAACCGGCCTGACTCTGCGTCTTTCAGCATCTTGTTGAACTGCGTGCGCCTCTTGACCGACGTCCCGGACTTCGCCTTGTCGCAGTACTCGTGGACGACTCCCATGCTGTTCCGCTCCGCGTACTCGCGGCACAGCCTTAGCTGGTCCTCGATCGACGTCTCCTTCTGGTTGTCCGAGGAGTAGCGCGCGTATATGACCGCTCGGCTCATTTCTCGTCCTGGTAGATCTTGAGTGCCGGCTTGAACATGTCGGCGTTGAAGAACCTCGGCATGACTTCCTGGAACGCGAGGTACGCCTCGAGGGGGAGGGCTCGCTCGCCTCGCTCGATACGATAAATCGATATTCTGCTTATCTTGTAGCCAGTTTTCTTTTCGACGTCTTCAATTAATTGCTCAGCCGTTTCGTACCCGCTTGCTATACGCACTCCGCGAAGTATTTCGCCGAATCTCTTGTAATCCAAAAACTCGCTCTGCTTCGTTTCCATTACTTCCTCACTAAAAACGATATGGCTTGATGTTGGTCCGAATGGACCAATTGTATATCCAATTTTGAGAAAGTTTGAGAACTTTTGAGAAAGATTGAGAACTTTTGAGAACTTTTTGAAATTGGAACCATCAGGAATCCAAACGGAATCACTCGTGCAAAGATGCATAAGTCCAATCGGATTCATGTTGGATCCGTCAAGTTATTGAGAGGAGGTATCCATGGCTGCAATCGAGGACAAGATGCACGAAGTGCTAGGAGATGACGTCCCAGCGCTGATCACGAGGTCTCAGGCGGCTGACCTGCTGGGCGTCTCGAAAGGCACGCTCAACAACATGATCGCCAAGGGGTCGCTGATCGAAGTCGAAGGAACGAAGAAGCTCGCAACTGCCGACGTCTGCAAGTTCATGGCAAGCCAGAACCTAGCTGGTTCCGACGTGCCTGCTGCAGACGTCGACCACATTCTGAAGGCGGTGAAGTAGATGCTCAGCATCGGAAACCTGCCTGCGTTTCGGTCGGAGAGGTTCGCGGCTGAAGCGTTCAAGGCATACGAAAGGAGGAACGCAGATGAAGAAAAAAGCGCGGCCATCCGCCAAGACACCCGCGCTACCCGAAAAGGCGATGACAGTTTACCGCAAGGTCCCAGTCGTCGTCGAGGGCGTCGACTGCAGCGGCAAGACGACATTCTGCAAATGGGTCGTTGAGCATCTGATCAAGCTCAACGTAAACGTCGAGTTCTCACATCACGGCCCTTTGAGGGCGTCGGTCCATCAAGAGTACTACGAGCCGCTCGTCCCGACGTGCCTGTATCCGACAGTCCTAGTCGGCGACAGGTGGCATCTCGGCGAGATGGTTTACGGGCCGCTCTACAGGGACGGGTCGGAGATGAGTGACGAAGACCTGGCCGCGATCGAGTCGCTGCTCGACAGCCTCGGCGCGAAGAAGATCCTGCTCGACCCGCCAGAGTACACGATCGAGATGCGCATGGAAGAGCGCGGCGAAGACTTCCTGAAGCCGGAAGACGTCCACAAGGCGAGGCTCGCCTACCAGACGCTGGCGAAGAAGAACAACTACGACATCATTCGCTACCCGAGTTACGAGATAGCGCTGAGGATCGCAGAGGAGGCTGCACGTGAATGTGGAAGACGTACGCTGCGAGTTCGCTGAGCTCCGCGACAAAGCCGGGCAGCACGAAGCAGAAGCCCTCGAGATCGTAGGAGCATGCTTCGAGGCAGACGAGCCGTCGATCTTCGGCAAGCCTGACAAGAACTACATCGCGCGCGAGATCTCGTGGTACGAATCCCAATCTCTCAACGTCTATGACATGGCCGGCAAGGTGCCGAAGGTATGGGAAGAGGTGTCGTCTGACGAGGGGATTGTCAACTCGAACTACGGCTACTTGCTGTTCAGCCATGGAAACGGCGACCAGTTCGCCCACGTCGTCGACGAGCTCAACCGCGACGTGTGGAGCCGCAGGGCGGTTGCCGTGTACACCAGGCCGACGATCCACTTCGAGAGCAAGTTCCACGGCATGCAAGACTTCATCTGCACGAACGCCGTCCAGTACCTCGTGCGCAACGGCAAGGTTAACGCAGTCGTGCAGATGCGCAGCAATGACGTCGTGTACGGATACAAGAACGACTACGCATGGCAGAAGTATGCGCTGAAAGCAGTCGTCGACGCACTCGTCAAGCACCCGAAACTGAAGCCAGGGAAGATCTACTGGCAAGTCGGGTCGCTGCATATCTACAGGCGGCACTTCTACCTGATCGACGAGTGGGTGAAGAATCATGCGTAGGTCTTCTTGGGACGAGACTTGGCTGCGCGTCGCCCAGTGCATCTCGTACAGGAGCCAGTGCACGAACAGGCGAGTCGGAGCTGTGATTGTCTCCAAGTCGAACCGCTGCGTAGCCGTGGGCTACAACGGGCAGCCTCGAGGTATGAGCTACCTGCCAATCAGCGGTGACTGCTCAGATTTCTGCGAACGCAGCAATGGAGAACGCGGGCAGTCATACGGCAACTGCGTTGCAATACATGCCGAAGCGAACGCGCTGCTTTTCGCAGACCGGTCGACGTACGAAGGCGGGTCGATCTACATCTCGCATCCACCTTGCTGGGAATGCGCAAAGCTCATCGCAAACTCTGGGCTGACGAGATGCGTCGCGGTGCTCGGCAAAGACGACTCCCACTACGACAACGAGAAGAGCCGCAAGTTCTTAGAGCTTTGCGGCGTCAAGACGACTTTCATCTACTCCAAGGAGGACTCATGAACCTGAAGATCAAGGCCGACTTCAAGGCTGCGAACATCAAGGAGTCTGGCTGCGTGATGCAGTTCGAACTCGCACCGAGCTGCTTGGCTGCGTTGCCGCAGCTCGTCGGGTTCACCGGCAAGACCGTGTTCTTAGAGATCGACACATGGCAGGACGAGCTGCCGCTCGACCTCGAAACCGAGCAAGAAGACATCCAAGCAGAGTACGAGCCGATGGCTTTGCCTGAAGCTCGAGAGGAGGAATAACGATGCCTTTCCAAGAGATCACTGAAGACAAGAAAGAGATCCAGCAGCTCGAGCCGCCGGCGTACGAATGCCGCGACGACGACGGTAACCTGATCGACCCGATGGAGGTCGACGAGGTGCCGAGCATGCCGCTCCGCCCGACGCGCGGCGGCGGCACTAGGGTGAACGGCGAGACGTTCAACAAGACCGAGCTCGACATCACCACCAACTGCGGCTACATGGTCCACCGAGACTACGCTGCCCACTACTTCAAGTATGCGTTCACGCAAGGCATGTGCGAGTACAAGAAAGTTCTCGAGCTCGGCTGCGGCTCGAAACTGCCGCTCGCGCACGTCATGTCGATGGGCGAGCAGCACGTTCCGCCGACAACGTACGTCGGGCTCGACTACGGCAAGATCAACCGCGATTACTGGATGAAGCAGAAATGGGTGCATGCGTACGAGAAGGTCGACGCTACCAGCCAGGAATGCCGCGACTTCCTCGACAAGGAATACGGCAAGTTCGACGTCGTAGTCAACCTCGAAGTGATCGAGCATATGGTGCCGAAGAAAGGCGACGGGCTTCTCAAGACGATCTGCAACTCGCTTGCAGACGACGGCATCGCGATCATCTCGACTCCGGTGTTCAACGGCTACCAGGCGAAGAACCACATCTACGAGTACACCGTCGAAGAGCTGCAGGAGAAGATCGAGAAAGCCGGCATGGAGGTCGTCGAGCGTTACGGCACGTTCGCTTCGCTGCCGGACGTCAGGAAGGCTATCGCCGCGAAATGGGGCGGCACGGATGTCGAAGCCGCGCTCCTCGAGATCATCCAGCGCAGCCGCGAGTTCTACAACAACGGCGTCATCGGCGCGTTCCTCGCCCCGTACTTCCCCGACTACAGCCGCAACAACGTCTGGATCTGCAAGCGCAAGGAGGCGAACTAAGATGGCCGAGATCCACATCAACAACGTCGAGCACATGCTGCAGATGCAGCGCAACTTGCAGATCGACAGCTACGGCTACGACCCGCTCGAGCTGTCGGGCGAAGACCTGATGGACTGGATCCGCTGGAACACGCTCGCTCTCGAAGACGAGCTGCACGAAGCGCTCGCGGAGACCGGCTGGAAGCCGTGGGCCACGTCGAACCACATCGACAAGGAGGCCTTCTTCCACGAGATGATCGACGCGTGGCATTTCTTCATGAACTTGCTCCTCGTCACGGGCTACAGCGCGCAGGACTTCTACCGGGCCTATTGCGAGAAGCACCACGTCAACGCCATCCGGCAGAAGAACGGGTACGACGGCGTAAAGGGAAAGTGCAAGGTCTGCGGCAGGGCGCTCGACGACCCGCACGTCAAATGCGACGAGAAGCATTGCGAATTCGTTTTCGGAGGAAAGGCAGAATAGCCATGTCTGAGCAGTTAGTTATTCCATGGGTCGACGAGTCCGAGAAGACGACGCCTGAGGAGCGCGTCTACATGACGCTCCACTGGATCAAGGACAACCACGACTTGTACGTGAAGCTCAAGCAGATCTGCATCGAAGAAGAGTCTTGCGCTGCCGTCAACAGGTTGCAGCGCGGCGATGTGTTCTACATCGCGAAGAGGCGCGGGCTTTCTGCATCTGGCAACACGAAGTTCCGTTTCTGCAACACCTTGTGGCCCGCGCTCTCCCGCTACATGATCATGGAGCACCCGCAGCTCGGCCGCGTCATCAGGCCGAAGGAATGCGAGATCGACAAGCTGCCTCTCGCCAAGATGTGGCGCGAAGTCGTCGGGCCGCATGAGTTCGGAGTCAACGATTGGAGGCTGGCGTGCAATGGACTTTCGTAATCGAAGGCCGGCTCCCAGGCGCGAACGAGTTCATCAACGCCGGCTACCGCAACCGGTTCTACGCGAACAGCATGAAGGCGAAGGCGGAGAAGAAAGTTGCAGAAGCGATAGAGAAGTACGGGCGGCCGCATTTCAGCAAGCCGGTGAAGCTCGGCTTCGTGTGGTTCGAGCCGAACGGCCGGAAAGACTGCGACAACGTCGCGTTCGCGAAGAAGTTCGTCCAGGACGCGCTCGTGAGGAATGGCGTCCTGGACGACGACTCGAGGAAGTACGTAGTCGGATACCTGGGGGAAGAGTTCCCGATAGACAAAGACAGCCCGCGGATCGTCGTCATGATCACGGACGAGTTTTAGGAGAAAGCATGGAAGAGTTCGAATGGCCGTTCGAAGTCGAAGTCGGCTTGATCGGCGTGTTTACGGCATTGTGGGCGTTCATGTTCTTATGCGTCGTGTTCGGGGTGGTGAGCTAGATGGCGTTCAGGGAAGTCGCGTTCGACGGAAGCCACGAAGAAGTCGAACGCCAATGGCTCGAAGCTCGGAAGCACGGCGTCGGCGGGTCTGACGTCGCGGCGATCATGGGGATCAGCAAGTACTCGAGCCCGCTCGAAGTCTGGCTCGTGAAGACAGGCCGCGAGGAGCAGCCGGACTTGAGCGCGAAGCAGTCTGTAGAGTGGGGCACCAGGCTTGAGCCGCTCGTAGCTGAGAAGTTCTCGGAAGAGCATCCAGAGCTGAAAGTCGAAGAGCCCGGCTGCATGTTCGTCAGCGAAGACCGGCCTTGGGCGTTCGCGAGCGTCGACAGGGTGCTGTCAGACGCGAAGGGCTTGAAGGGCATCCTCGAGATCAAGACAGTCGGGCTCAGGTCTGCGGGTGACTGGGAAGACTGGGTCCCGGATTACTACATGACGCAAGTCGTCCACTACCTCGCAGTGACAGGCTTCACGTACGCATGGGTCGCCGTCCTCATCGGCGGGCAGGAATACCGAGAGTACTGCATCCAGCGAGACGAAGAAGACGTCAAGGCGGTCTCAGACGCGGTAGATGCCTTCTGGAACGGCTTCGTCAAGAAAGACATCATCCCGAAAATCGTCGGGTCAGAGAATGAGTCTCGCGCGCTCTCGCGCATGTTCGACGAGCCTTCAGAAGCGATGTTGCCGATGCTCGACGAAGACCTGCCAGAGCTCGACGAGATCGAGCGGTACAAAGCGATCAAGAAAGACGCCGAAGCCGAGATCAAGCTCTACGAGAACGAGATCAAGGCGAAGATCGGCGATGCGGCAGGCATAGAGACGGAGACCAAGCGAGTCAAGTGGGTCAGGTCGACGTACATGAAGCTCGACACGAAGCAGCTGGCGGCAGACAAGCCCGAGATCCTGTCTCAGTACTCGGTGCCTGCAAAGCGCGACGGAGGCTTGCGCATCAGCAAGAAGAAAGGGGTGTAGTTATGGGCGAGCTAGCGAACATCGCCCAAGGGCAGCAGCTGCAGGCCGCAGACCCGAGGGCAAGCATCAAGGGCATGCTCGAATCCCAATGGGGGAAGATCGAGGCGGTCATGCCGAAGCACATGTCGTCTGAGAGGTTGTTCCAGCTGGCAGTGTCGGCGATCAACCAGACGCCGAAACTGGCGGAATGCACGCCGACTTCGCTGCTCAGCTGCGTCATGAAGTGTTCCGCCTTGGGCATCGAGCCGTCGGCGGTCGACGGGCTCGGCAGGGCGTACATCATCCCGCGTTGGAACAAGAAGACGCGGACGAACGAAGCGACGTTCATGCTCGGCTACAAGGGCATGATCGCGCTGGCGAGGCGGTCTGGCGAGATCAAGGACATCTCTGCGAGGGCCGTCTACGAGGGCGACACGTTCGAATACGAGTACGGATTGGAAGAGAAACTGAGGCACGTGCCGTTGAACAGGCAGCACTCTGAAGGCGAGAAGCCGAAGTTCGTGTACTGCATCGCGCATTTCAAAGACGGCGGGCATTACTTCGACGTCATGTCGGCAGCCGACGTCGAGTCTGTCAGGAAGCGCAGCAGCGCAGCAGAGTCCGGGCCGTGGGTCTCAGACTACGAGGCTATGGCCAAGAAGTCCGTCGTGCGCAGGGCGTTCCCGTACTTGCCGGTGTCTGTCGAGGCGCAATCTGCAGCCGCAGCCGACGAAACGACGCCAGACTACCGCGGCGTGTTCCAGCCTGTCGCAGCGGAAGTTGAGGTCGACGCCGTCACAGGCGAGATCGTGGAGGAGGCAACTGAAGATGAACGAAACTAAAGTCAAGGAGCTCGGCATGAGGGTCATCCACGACGTCTGCGACGTCAACGTGACTATCGAGGAGGCAGTGACGACGTTCGAACTGGTGGCGGACGCACTGCTCGCCCACGCGACGTACGAGCTCGTCACGAAGCTTGCTGGAGACGGCGTCGTCGAAGACGCAGAGCAGATTCTCAAGGAGGCGATCGAGGATGTCGATCAATAGAGTCGTCTTGAGCGGCAACCTCACCCGCGACGCGGAGATCAGGATGAGCCAGTCCGGCATGGCGATCGTGTCGTTCGGCGTTGCGGTGAACGACCGCAGGAAGAACCAGCAGACAGGCGAGTGGGAAGACTACGCGAACTTCGTCGACTGCGCGATGTTCGGCACGCGGGCCGAGAAGCTGCAGCCTTATCTCGAGAAGGGCACCAAAGTGGCCATCGAGGGGAAGCTCCGCTGGTCGCAATGGGAGCACGAAGGCCAGAAGCGCAGCAAGCTGGAAGTCATCGTAGACGAGATCGAGCTGATGAGCCGAGGCGCGGCGAGAGGCCAGGTTTCAAACCAGCCCATAAGCAACTATGGCGAGACGCAAAACCAAGCCCCAGACGCGTTCTCGCAGGCTCAGGAACGTGCGAGGCAGGCTGTTTTAGGCGGCATCCAAGGCCAGGTGCTCGAACCTTCAGCCCCTGCAATCGGCTCTCCCGAGTACATGCAGTCCGTCTACGACCAGGACATCCCGTTCTAAGCCATGGATGCGAACCGGTTCTACTCCGTCCCGTGGGACGGCTACAACGACGTGGGCATGAAGAAGCTCCGGCGCAAGCACGGAGGCGTCGCGGCATACGGCAGGTGGCACGTGCTGCTCGGGATCCTGTACGACGCCGGAGGCAGGATGGAGCTCGACGAAGACACGGTGCTCCTGCTCGAAGACGAACTCGAGTTCGAGAGCCGCGCCGAGCTGAACGCGTTCATCGACGACTTAGCCCAACTCGACTGGATCAGCAAGGACCTCCTCGACATGGGGGTCATGTGCAGCAAGGGCGTCTGCGACCAGCTCGAGTTCCGGAAGAGCTCAGCCTACTATGGGAAGAAAGGCGCAGAGAAGCGCTGGAAAGCCAAGAAATGACCAAGCCGAAGCCTTCGGGTATTACATGTTGTATCGCGCAATGCAAAACGCAATGAAAAATAGGTCGCAACATACAACATGATGGGGCCCTAATAGCCCCCCCTAATGGGGGACCCTAATAGGGGGGGGCTAATGGCTTTTATTTATTTATTAATAACTCTTACTTACTCAAAGCTCTTCCTCTGGGAGGGCTGTTAGGAGGAACAGTGATCAACGACATCGACGAGACTTGCGGCGAATGCCATTGGTTCGTGGAGAAGGCGAGCTTCACGTGCTGCCACTACAACCCGCCGCAATTCCAGCTGACGACGGCGTTCAACGAAGAAGACACGGGCCGCCGGAGCTGGTGGACTTTCCCGTTCGTGAAGCCGGACGAACTCGGATGCAGCTACTTCGAGCCGAGGTGGCGCAGATGACGAAGATGAACAGCTTCGGCGAGTTCGTCTGCGACGAGCCGCCATGCGCCTACCCGAGCTTGGCGGCGATCGACCCGAAAGAGGCGATTAGAGGGTGGGAGAACCCGAGCTGCGCCTCGAAGCGGAGGAAATGCGACGAATGCGGCGTCGAGTTCAGGACGTCTTACTTGCAGCAGAGGTTTTGCAGCGACAGGTGCAGGCGCGCTGCGGCGAAGAGAAGGAGAAGCGAGAAACGCAGAACAGAGAACAAGGCGGCGAGGAATGGGAGGGAGCGCGTATGGGAGCGTTCGTCGGCAACTGCTGCTGCTGCGGAGCAGATCTGAAGAAGAAAGAAAGGTGGCGCATTCTCGGCCAGAAAGAGTCTGCGACAGGGTTTTGGACTAGCGACGGCTTTGCCAGGTACTACTGCTACGAATGCGCGGCGGACATAGTCGACGCGATCATGGAGCGCGAAAGGAAGCCACTATGAGTCAATTGATCATGGTCGCCAGCATCATCTGGTGGATGCTCGTCGGGGCGGCAGTAACGCTCAGCGTCATAGCCGCCCGCGGAAAGCGCATCTACAGCGACATGGATCCGCTCAACAAATACCGCTACTGGCTCGGCCGCAGGTGCGAGGTCAAAGTGCTGCACGGCAAGGACAAAGGCTGGCACGCATGCGCAGTCGTAGCCGTCAGCCACAAAGGCGCGGTAGCTGTTCGCAAGCTGTCAGACGAATCAGGCAGGCACGCGTTCTGGGTATCGAAAGACAAAGTCGGAGAGCGGGTGATATGGCGATGAAACCAATCAAGCGCAGCGACGGGCGCACATTCCGAAGCGTCGGCGCAGCAGCCGCCGACATGATCGCGCACGACGGTTGCGGCAACCAGATGACCGTGCGCTCGCACATAGCGGCGG